CGCCATACTTCCGCGGATACCTATTTCCGCTAGTGTACCGACCGCTGCGGATAGTCCTTCTACTTTCTGCCCGAATTGAGCTGCTACTGGTGCCGAGTATTTCATCGACTCTTGGAAGTCTGCCAATTCTCCTGGGGTTGCGTTTAGGGTATTTACGAAAATGTCTACTATACGGCTTGCGTCTTTGGTCTCTAGTCCGAACGCCTGCATAGTATCGGAAAGGGCAATCTGCGAGTTAGCTAGGCTCTCTCCCGTAGCTGCTGCGAGGTTCATTACTGCGTCTAGGTGTCCGCCTTCTATTTGGGCTGGTGTCATACCGTCACGAACCATGTCTACCATAGCGTCGCTGATCTGTTGGGCTGAAAATAAGCCACGCTCGCTTGCCTTTAGTGCTACCTCGCCTATTTTCTCTATTTCGTCCGCTGCGAGACCGCCCGCTTTTCCTAGGGCTTTCATTGTCTGGATATTTTTATCGAATTGGGCACCCGTATACACGATAGCCGTACCCGCTGCTAGTATAGGCAGGGTTACTTTCGTGGTCATGTCCTTACCAATGTCTGTGAACTTTTTACCTAGCTTTCCGAACTCGTCCATTTTTTTGTTGAACTCGGATATTTTTTTCTCTGTCTCACTTAGTTGGTCGGTCTGCCCCTCGATTTTGATGGTTATTTTTACATCGTTACCTGAAAGAGATGGCATATATTACTCCCCCTCTATGTTACACTCTTTTGCCTTATACGACCACTAGGCTGGGGCTGTTTTTTCTGTAGCCACTGCTCTATTTCGCCTTCGGCAATTATCATTTCTAGGTCTTGTAGCACTATTTCTGGGGGGGTTAGGTTTAGCTCGCGGAAAGATATACCCATCTTTTCTCGGTATTTGAACAAAATGTACTCTATGGGGTAGTCTGCGTTTGCTTTCTTCCCGTTCCTAGCTGCTTTACTGCTGGCTAGTAGGGCTAGAATTAGTCGCTTTTTTTGGTGCTTTTTGAAGTACTCGACTTTTTTTTTGCGTCTAAAACCTTATCGGCGATCACGTTTAGCTTGTCGTACAAGATGTTGAGGTCTTCTGCGACCATTTTGCCGACGTTCTCCGCGTTGATTTCTTCCTTGGTGCCGTCTTCCTTCGTAAAGTTCCAGTCTGCGATGACTTTTACCAAGGCAATAGTAGTCTGCTCTCTACCGCGGTTAGCTTCTTGAAATGCGAGGAGGTCGGTTAGCTCTAGGGTCGTGTAGATGTCCACCCATGCTGGGTCTTCGCTACCTTCAAATGATGGAAGGCTGATACGTTCTACTTTACCCTGTTTACCTGTTAGCTTTGGCATAGGTTCCTTTCCTGGTTCCTTTTATAGACTTGGACTATACGTTTAGTCCGTTGATGACTGTTACGCCGAACATCTGCCCGTCGCTTGCGTCGTAGTTTGCTAAGTAGCTGTACTCGTTGTAGATGATTTCCTCTGTCTCAAGTGGAAGCTCGCTACTCTTTTGTCGCAAGTTGTTGAGGGTAATTCGCAACTCGTGAGCGTCTCCGTTTGGTGCCGTGATAAAGTGGCGTACCACGCAGGCTCGTTTTGCCACGGTCAGGAAGCGGTTGTAGTCTTCCATGGTGTCGTGGGCTACGTTGATGTCGAGTTGTGCGTCTCCTGTTACGTGTACGATACTGGCTGGGTCGTAGCCACCTGTACGCTTCTCGCCTTCGTCGTCGTTGAACTTGTGCATGAGCGACCAGCTAGAGTCGTTTTCTACTCTGGTTTGTGTCGCGGTCAAAGCGTTGGCTGCGGTGTCTGCGAAGCGGTATTCTGTTCGTGCCAGTTGGAATTGGTTACTGAGTGAGTAGGACGGGGTTTGTGGTCTCAAGTAGATTATGTCGCCCGCTTCTGCTGCTCCTGGGTCTTCGGTAACTGTAATTGAGGTACCGTCTACGACGCTGGCTACAGTTACGTTGATGTAGTCGCCTGTGCTAACGTCTTGGATTTGGAGTGTGTCGCCGACTACTAATCCCGTGGTTGGGTTTTGGTCGTAGTCTGTTTTGAATACGATTGTCCATGGAGTGCTTACCCCTGAAATACTAGCGATTTCTCGAACCGTGAAAGCTCCGAGGGCTGCTAGGTCTACTTCAAAGTGCATTTTGTTGTCGTCGAAAGTTGGTTTGATTGCTGAGGCGTATACTCCCCAGAAGCGGTGGGCTGCTCGTCCTTTTGCTAGCTCGATTGTGAATGGGAAAAGTGGCTTGTCTAACGTGAATGGGTAGGTGTATGGACCACTACCGCTTTTACTGCCTTGCTTCAGCAACATATTGAAAATGTAGAGGGCGGTATTTGGCTCCGCCATGATTTCTACGCTTCCCTTGTGGCTACGTTGTCCCATGATGGTTTTGTAGCGGGCTGCTCGGTTGCCCATGATTGGCTTGTCTTCGTCTACGTTGATGTCTAGCACCATGTCGTCCTTATACAAAGGTACGAAAATGTTTGGCTTGACTGGAGTGGCTCCTGCCTGTGGTTTGAGTGCGAAGTAGCCTAGGTTGGCGAGTTGTTCTGTCATAGTTATTTATCCTCTGGAGTAACGGTATTTTTAGCATCCTTCTGTACGTCTACTCGACGTTTTTCGGATTTACTGGTGCGTTGAAAATTATCGTTATTTACTTCGTGGTCGGTCGTCACAATTTCGCCTGGTTGTACCATACCGACACCAATCAGCATTTGCTCGGTGTCGCTCGTATTTTTGTAGGTGTAGTCCATAGGTTCCATTGTAAACACCTCCACTATATGTTGTCAATTCACGCTAGGTACGTTGCCCTACTATTATGGTCTCATCTACGGTAAGTAGCAAGTGGGCTTCTTCGGTGAATTGCTGTGGGCGGGGCTGTAGTCCGTAGGTTATTTCGTTCACGTTGTAGTTTATTCTGCCTGATAGTGTGAAGTTACTGCGTATCACTCCTAGAATGCTGGTATTGAGGTAGTCGCCCGTAGTGTCGTCGATTCCCTCCATCATTAGTTCTAGTTTGTGTCTCCAAAGTAGCTCCTGCGGGCGTTTGCTGATGTCGTCTTTTTTATTGACCACTATTTTTACGGTTAGGGGAGTGCGTCGCCTATCCACACCTGTAGCTTCGCTGTTTACCGTGCTTCGTTCCTTTTCGATGATTATGCAAGGTAAGTCTTGCTGTGGTATCTGGACGGGGTCGCCTATGAAATACTTTTTGTAGGTGTCGCCGAATGCGTCTTTGAGTATTTTTCGTAGGTGTTGGCTTAGGGTTATTCTGGTACTCATAGGGTTCTCCGTATTCTCTCTATAATGCCGTTTAGCACGTAGGCTCTGATTGTTTCCTCCGCTTCTGGGCTTACCCCTAGAATTGGACGACGGGGTAGGCGAGTACGCGGTGCCGTGCTTTGGTGGTATACGGCGTAGGGTGCTTCGTTTTCTAGTTCTAGCGTGTCTCCCATTACTGCGTATACGTAGCTTTTCCGTAGGGTTCCGCTTCGCTCTAGTATACCTGCTCCTGAGTACTTTTTAGCTTTCCATGCTTGGTATACCTGGTTGAGTGGTTTCCATCGTTCCCCGAAAATGCCACCTTCTGTTTCAAATGCGTATCGCTCGAGGTACTTTGTTAGGAAGTCCCCCGATCTTTCTAGTTCTGGCTTGAAGCTCGCTAGCTCCACCTTTAGTCGTTTTAGGAATGCTTGGACATCTTTTATGCCCTCCACTCCTATGGTTACGTTTAGCATAGTTAGAACTCGTCCTGCATACTGAACTTGCGACCAGTATTGGGGTAGAGTTCTTCTGCGTCGTTGCCTGGGTAGCCGTCTAGTTCTCCGCCTACGCCTGTAAGTTCTACTTGGTCTAGCCCTAGTAGCGGGATTTCTCCGTTGGCTATTTGTTTTAGTAAGTCTTTGGCTAGTTTTACCTTGGCTACGCCTTCTTTAGCGGTGCCTTCCTCTCCTACGCCGTAGGTACTTAGCAGTAGGTAGCCCGCTGCGAGTAGTTTTATGGCGTTGATGATTACTGGCGGGTTGTACGAAAGGGGTAGAATATAGCGTCGGGCTATGGCTCCGAGTGCTTCGCTTTCTGCCATGGTTCGGCGTATTGCGATCATCGCGTCGGTTATTTTCTCGTTATTTACGAAGCCCGCTTCCTCTCTGATGTCGTAGAGGTCAATTACGTGTCCGTGGTTTCCGCCACGTGTCGCTGGGCTTGCCGATAGTGCTGTGGCTGCGGTGGTTGTTGCGTTGTAGTAGGTTTTTTTGTACCAGTAGCCGTCTCCGCCGTCTGCGTCTGCGTACTCGGTATAGTCCTGGTCTGCCTCTATGGTTTTGGTGGCTATTACTGAAAAACTACCGTCGGCTGGTACGGTGTCGTCCACGTTCGCTGCTCGGTATACTTTTATTTGGTTTCCCCGCAGGCTGATGAGTGGCTCTAGCTCGTTATGGTCTAGTAGTAGGTTGGTGGTTAGCGTTATTACTCTGGTGCTGGTGTTTATGCTTTGGATTTGTTTTAGCTCCGCGTCTTCTTCCCCGCGATGTCCTACTATTACGTAGTCGTTGGCACTTAGTCCGTCGGTGTTGCGTACTTTTACCGTGGCTTGTCCTGCTTCCGCCACGTCGTCAAGCTCGGTTCTCTCGAGTAGGTTTAGGCTATCAAAATTAGTGAGGTGTAGTATTTCGCTCATAGGTTCCTTTCTATCATATAACTGTTGGAGGGGTATTGTCATCTCCTATCACGGTTACTCCACCCCTCGAAGTTATTGGTGTGATCTGCTTATTTGTACGTATGGTTGTTGGTCTGGTGTACTCTATGACTATACCTGTTAGCTCGGCTCCGCGTTCACTATCGGCAGTATCTTTACCTGTTACCTCTACGTCTCTGGTGTCTGCGGTAGTGTCTACGCCCCTGGTTTCCGCTTCTCGCTCACTATTGGCTAGGTCTTGCCCTATTACTTCCGCTTCGCGTTCGCTTTGATCGGTGGCTTTTCCAGTTAGCTCACTTTCCCGCTCGCTTGCGGTAGAGTCGGCACCCCTTACCTCCGCCTGACGTTCGTCGTTAGCCGTATCTTTACCCGTTAGCTCGGCTTCACGCTGGTCTTCCGTTACTTCCTTGCCTGTTACCTCGACCTGTCTTTCGGATGTATCTAGGTTTGAACCTGCTAGCTCTGCCTCACGTTCTGCAGTTGCCGTTGCTTTTCCTGTAAGTTCTGCGTCTCTGTCGCTATTGCTCTGGTCTTCCCCCCTAACTTCGGCTTGTCTCTCGTCATTTGCCTGGGCTGTACCTGCTATTTCCGCTTCGCGTTCAGAATTAGCCGTGTCTTTGCCTGCAATTTCGGCTGATCTTTCATCTGCCTGGCTATCAGTACCTTGTATTTCTACTTCACGATCTGAGTTTGAGCCTGTAGCACCTAGCAACTCAACTTCTCGCTCACTTTCCGCGGTGTCTTCTCCGTGCAATTCGGCTTCACGCTCTGCGTTAGCTCCTGCTACACCTGTTACTTCCGCTTCCCTCTCTGAATTATCGGTGTCTGATCCTGTTAGTTGTGCGTCTCTGTCTGATGATGTTATTGCCTGGGTGTTTATTTCTACCTCACGCTCGCTAGTAGCCTGGTCTACGCCAGTTATCTCTGCGGGGCGTTCGCTATCGGAGGTGTCCTTACCTTGTATTTCTGCGTCTCTATTGCTAGTAGCGGTGTCTTTTCCGTGTAGCTCTGCGTCGCGTTCGTCGTCCACATTTGTTTCTGCTGCCTGCCCTGTTAGCTCCGCACTTCTTTCGCTGTTAGCGGTGTCCTTACCAGTCATTTCTGCACTACGCTCGCTATTGGTCGAGGTTGAGGCTGGGGCTGGTTCTAGGGCTACTACGGCAAGCCCGTACCGCTGTCCGCTTGATAGGTAGAAAATTGAGTTGAATAGTGCTGCTGTAGCCTGTAGGTAAAATTGAGCACCTAAAACTTCGTACGAGTTGGCGTGTATGTACGATAAACCTACCGCTGGGTCGCCTGTGTAGGTGTAGGCTTCTGCACCTATGGCTGACAATATCAAGTTATTGTTAGTGCTTGGGGTTATGTTTATATCTGGGCTTGACTCGCTTCCGCCCTCACTTACGTTTGTTACTGTGGTCGTCTGTTTTACGTTCGATAGCGATAGGGCTACTGCTCCGTGCCATGATCCTCCTGACCTGGTTATGTCTACGGTATTAGCTCCCGTTGGTGGGTTTAACAATATCCATACCGAGCCGTCTTCGTCGAATGAGGAGCTGCCTTCGGCTAGCTTAGTCATCGCGTTTCCGCCGTAGGTTATTCCCGTTATATTTCCCTGGTGTGTACCTACTAGAACGACTAGAGCTGTGTTTGATAGTCCTGTCGGGAAAGTGTGGGAAAAGTCGGTGTTATTCCCGTGGGTCATGTTGTGGACTAAAATACCGTCTGGTAGCGTGGCTCCTGCTGGTATCAAGTTGAACATCAAATGACCCCAGTTTTGCGTACCATCTGAGGCGTAGGCATTCATACTTTCCGAGGCTGGGGAACCTAGTCCACCGTTAGTATCAAATGAACCGAAACCGTTGCCTGATGCTCTGTGCGTTGCTCCGCCTCCCGCATTCATGGTTCCGCCAGCGGTTTTATCCGAGACTAAAATACCCCATGAGTCGGTTACTCTAGTTAGTAGTGAGGTTCCGTTCCATGCTCCTGATGAAATACCGCCGTTATAGTCGGTTACTCTCTGGTCTACTGGGATTGTCTGGTGTACACCTGAATATGATTGGGCGTGGGCTACTATATTGCCACTAGTTCCCATCGAAACTACTACGTTGTTTGAGCCTGTGGCTGGGTTAGCTAGTCCGTAAGCGTATATCCATCCTGCTACTCCTGCGTAGACCGCTAGTCTTTGCATAGCTACGCCGTTGTAGGTTACTCCCGTTACGTCGTCGGAGCTTCCCTCCCAATGGAGTAGTACCAACAAATAGCGATCACTACCCGATGCAACGGAGTGTGCGAATGTCTTTGAGGTTACGCTTGTAGAACGTCCCCCGTTGGTTACTGCGTCAAATGCTATTGCCATAGGCTACTTTTAGTTTGGTGTTATGAGCGACCAGCTTTGTAATGTGTTTCGCTCGTTTACCCATACCTGTAGCCTGTACCCTGGGAAAATTGCCTCCGCTACGGTGAACCAATCGGGATTGAAGTCTGGTCTAGCGACCATTTTTCCTTCTTCTTTGGTTACGTTCATGTCCCGCCCTAAAAAGCGAAACATATTGTAGTCTAGGGGAATTGCGGTATTGGCTAGCATACCTGCCTTGGGGTTCTTCCCCATAGACGGTAGCATATAGCGTTGCCCTCGCTGGGTTTCCAGGTAGAGGTTTCGTATTACTAGCTTGTTTTTGAAAAGGTATTGTTGAAGTTGTTGCCACGGGCTGAGTTCGCCCTCGTACTCGGCAAATATGCCTTTGCCTTCTTTGTGGTCTTCGCCGTTACTTAGTGATACGCACCAGCGTACGCTGTGGGTGTCAATTCGGGTCTTCATTAGCCCCTCCTTTCGTGTAGCGAGTCTTTACAGCCCCGCTGTTATTTGTGTGTATTAGGCTTTTTTCTCTTTGAGTGCCTCTTGCTCATCTCGCTGTGCGTTGAGTTTTGCGTCCTGTTTGTCTTTGACGCGTTTCTCAAATTTCTCTGACAGCTTTACGCCCTTTTCTCTTACGGCTTCTTTGGCTCCATCACTCATTGTGTCTTCTTGCACGGCTTTGTCCAGTTGCACCTCAAATGTCTGGTCTACTACCTGCACTTGCACTTTTTTACCAAAAAGGCGAATGAGTTTGCTTGGGTCGTTTACTGCCCGTACTCCGCCAACCATGACGCTATATTTCCCTGGGACTTCTCCTGCTGGGATTTCTACGCCTTCCAACTCGAAAGTTGGTTGGATAGCTTCTAGGATTTCTGCTGCTGTATATTTTTTGCCTGATTGTAAGTTTGCCATGGTTCCTCCTTATGAGTAGGTCAATTCGCTTCTAACTTTGAATGATTTTAGACCGACACTATCTGGGCTTGCTGAAAGCAAGATGTAGTAGTCGTGTGATGTCGCTGTGGTGTCATCTGTGATGGTCAATGCTGATCCACTACCCTCGGCTGCCGTCCAGTTTGCGTCTCCTTGCTCGGCTGCTACGAAGGTTACTCCTACGGGTGCGGTTGCTGGTGTCGTACCGTCGTATGCGTAGAAAATGTGTCCTGTGGTTACTACTGAGCTACCGTGTGAGAAGTTGATTTTGAGTGCACATTCTGCAGTTGTGATTTGGTCGATGTCTTCTGTACCGCCACCCCAATCTCCTTGGGAGTCTCCGCCCGTACCGCCTGTTTGTGAAATAAACTTGTTGTTGCGGGGGGTGTTTCCGCTACTGTCGTTAGCTCCGCCACTTGATTTTACGTGGGTGGTGTCGTTGTACTGTCCTACGGTTATGGCACTGTCAAAGCCACCTGCTCCTGCGAATTGGATTTTGTCCGTCGCTTCGATGGTGGTTGGTGATGTTCCTTGTAATGTCCAGGTATATGTTGCCATAATTACTCCATTTTATCCTCTTTGTACAAGCAGGGCAACGCTGAAAGTGCGGTCTGCTGCCTGGTCTCCCGAGGCTAGTATCTCAATAGTGATCTTGCCTGCTACTGGTATTTGTAGAGGGTGGTTGTTTGCGTCTACGTAGACTTGAGTTTTTACGCCCTCAGCTAACGAAGCCTTAGTAAAAAGGGTATAGCCGTCTGCGTCTTTTATTGTGATTGTGTAGGTGTCGGTGTCGTCTAGGTCGGGGGCTGTTACTAAAATGCCCTTGATAATACCATTTAGGACGCGATCTCCTTCTGGGAGTGCGTCGCTAACTATCAAGTCTGCGTCGTCTGAAACGTCTATAACGAGTGAAGTGGTAAAGCGTTGTATGCCGTATTTCATATAGTGTTATTGATTTCCTGCCATGTGGCGGGGAGGCACTTTCAATTAGCCTTTATTTTTATTCGGTTTTGTCTGCGTCTTCGTCGTCGGTAGTGTCTTCGTCTCCGCCTTCACTATCTGGCGAGTTTCCTGCTACTTCTTCATCGCCTGTTACGGTGTCCCCTGCTTGGTTTTTGAGTTCCTCTTTTGGAGTTTGGGCTGTTTCGATAGCGTCAAGGACTGCTCGCTTGTTTGGGAGGGCTTCTGGGTTTTCAACCCCTGCTTTCTTAGCGAATGCGTCGAGGCGTGGGCGTTTCCAGTCTTCGGTTGGCTTCTCTGGGTTACTAGCTGGGGTTGGGGCTTGAGCCTTTGCCTGCTTGATTGCCTTTTTGGTCTCGGCGGTAGGCTCTACCTCTACGGCGGTACCTACTTCGATGATTGGGCGGGCTTGGTTTTCTGGAAGCTCTAAAACTTCTCCCTCTGCCAAGGTGCGTCCGTCAATTTGTAATTCGCTTTTGAGTTGAATAAACATGGTTCCCTTTCTTATTAGCTAGTGGTTGGCAATCCCTTGCCGACCTCTGTGGCGATTGAGACTACTTTATAGTCGCGTGAGCCGTTTGGTGCGGTATTGAATGAAATGGTGTTACTTTCAATAGCCGTTGAGCTTGTAGCTACGGTTGGGAAGGTAGCCTCTCGTACGCCGTCTACTGTAGCGGTAAGGATTTCGTTACCTGCATACTTACGGTCTAAGGCGATTTTTACGCCGATACCTACTGAAACGGTGTCGGTGCCTGCGTGGACTTCTACTGGAAGTTGAATGCTTGTAACGGTTTTGAAAGCCTTGTTACCTGCAACCTCTGAGGCTCCGTTGAGTGCGATAGTTTCTGTGATAACTTCGTCTCGGATGTTGGTACCCGTGATAACGACGTTGCCTGCGTTTCCGCTGGCGTTGCCTTTTACCGTGACGTTACGTGGGGTTACGGGGTTAGTAATGCCCGATGTGATCTCTTGTACCGCGTCTGTCTGTGCGGTAGCTGCCAAAACTGCTGTAGCACTTGCTGCTGCAGGGTCGGTAATCGTCTGCCTATGAACGTAGCCACTGAGACTTTGGAAGTCTCCTACAATGTGTTGCTGGTGTTTTTGAATAGGCATAGTATTTTTCTCCTGTAGCTTCGTATTAGGCGGGGCAGTTGTTTAGGCTACCCCGCCCTATATTTCTTAGTTTACAGCGTTGAATACTGCGTAGACTGCTGTTTCTGCAACGGTCTTCTGCTCGTAGTTCATGCTGGTTCGAACGTAGTAGGATTTTGGACCCACTTCGTACCATTTTTCGGTCTGCTCTGAGCCTTCGAGCATCAAGTGGTACCCGAAGGTAATCTGCTTGAGCTTCAAGGTTGGGGCGACGCGTCCGACCCAGAGGTGTTTGCCCCAGATGTCGGCACCTGTGAAGGCTTGTCCTTCTTTAGATGTCATCTTTCGGCGGTCTCCGATCCAGATTTGGTCTACTCCAAATAAGGCTTTCAAGTGTTCCATGGTCAGTACGCCACGCTCGCTGTACTTGAAGCGTTCCAAGAGGTCTGGGTGGTGTACGAGTTTGTCGTAAACCTTTTTACCCATCCACATAGCGTTCGGGCTGATACCGATACTTTCGCGGACAGTTTCCTTCGCGGTCTCTACGACACCGATAGGATCGGAGTTGGCGTAGTCGTTGAATTGGCTGTTGCCTGAAAGGGTCGTCTTGTTTGTGAAGTTACCGCTGGTTGCCATGTAGGTAGCCAGTTTGTTTTCACGGATTTGGAGCAAGTTGTCTTTGACGGTCTCTGTAGCGTCGCTCAAAGCGTCAATGATGGTGTCTGCCTGCTCGTAGTCCTCTTTGGTAACTTCGGCTTCTAACGAATGCTCGACCAATGGACCGTATGGTGTTCGGGTCAAACCCCAATCCACTCGGTTAGCTCTGGTACCTGGGGAGCGAACGTCGTTCTCCACGGCTTGGTTAGAGCGGTCGTATTCGTAGTAGTAGCCACTTTCTTTCTTCACTGTCACGACTGGCATAATTTTGTCGGCAATCAGTTCGCCGTTTTGGTATGCAACCGAGACGTTAGTGAGTACTTGATCGTAGTATAGTTCTGTGCCTGTTGGTTTCATAATTTTTTCTCCTTGGTAGTAGGTGCTTTAGTATTAGCCCCTAGCTATTGCTAGCTATTAGGCTGCTTTCCCTTCCCCTTTGTTGTCGAGGTCTACTGGGAAAATGTCGCCCGCTGCGGTCAAGACTTCTGCGGTACCGATGACGAAATCACCACTAGCTGCGGTTACTAACTTACCGTCTGCGTCGGAGGCAACTTGGGCACCTTTTGCGATGACTCCAGCTGCGATACCTTTAGCAACTCCGCCGACTGCGACGGTAGCTCCTTTGTTCTCAACTGGTTTGTTTTGCAAAAGTCCCACGGCTTTCTCACCGTCTCCACACAAGACAACTTCTTGTGCGTCGGTGCCGAGCTTCACGGCGTAGTACCTTTTGGATGAAAGGTCTGCACCTGCTGCGTAGGGTCTGCGTTGTGGGTTGTTAGAATATGACATATTTTTCTCCTTGTAAAATTATTCCTTTGCTTCCAAGCGTACTGGCGTACCCACGTTAGGGGTCTCTGCCATGTGTTCGCTTGCCATTTCTGGTTGGGCTTTGAGTACAGCTTTTTGAGCTTCTCGGTAGCCTACGCCTTCGTGTGCCTTCATGTAGGCTTTAGTAGCTGCGTCCAGTTTTTCGGCTGCTGAGTTGGTAGCGTCGTCGCCACCTTCTTCGCCGAATACTTTGACGGCTGGCATACTGGCAACTAAGGTTTTGAAGCCTTCGCGTTGCTTACTGCCTAATGAAGCCATGAAGGTTTTTAGAGCGTCCCGCTGTGCTGGGAGGAACTTGCCTCCTTTGTTGGTCTCGGATGCGACCATAGCCTCGGTGTCTGCCTCTAATTTTCGAGCTTCTTCTGCTTGCATGAGTTCGTCGGCTTTTTTAGCCTTCTCTTTGAGGGCGTTAGCTTCACTTGCCGTCATTGTGACGTTTTCGCTGGCTTCGTTAGGTTGTCCCTCGGTTGGAGTTTCTGGTGTTTCGGGGGTTTCTGGAGTCTCAGGAGTTTCTGGCGTAGCTTCGATTGGGTTTTTCTCCAATTCGGCTTTTTGCTCGTCAGTAAGTTCCGCCTCATTAGCTTTCAGGAAAGCGGTTTCTTCGGCGGTGCGTTCTGCTGTTGGTTTTGCGATGATTTCAGATAATTTCATAGGATTTTGCTCCTGCTTGCTAATTAGTATGAGAGTTCCCTCGGACATTGTCAAGGGTTTTAGTTTTTTCATGTAGGGGATGTTGGTCAAACCTGCTCCTACTATAACATTTCTGTATTCCGCTCCGCTTTCTGGGTCGGTGTAGTTGAAATGCCATTCTGGTGAAATGTACTTGTAGCGTTTGTTTTTGAGCTTTTCCTCGCCCAAATCTGTCCACTCTACGTCTGCTAGTAGTACGCCGTCGCCTTTGGTTGAAAGTTGTGTGATCCAACCTGCTGCTTCGCCGTCTCTATCGTGGGCACAGTTGATTGGCAAGGTATTGTCTTCGCCGTTGGCTCCTTTGGCTCTGATACCGCGTCCGAAACTCTCCACGAAACCGTCAATATCCGCTTGGGTTATTTCAAAGTCCCCGTACCATTCGTGATGGTATTCTCCTGTACGCATGATTTCAATTTGATCTGGGATTTTACCCTCGGCTGCGGTCATCAATCGCTGTACGTCGGTGGCGGTGTGGAATATGTTTGGTCGCTTCATAGTTTTGTCCTTTTACTATAGCAGTATATTGTGTGGCGTTACAAGTATGCCACGTGTCGGTTACTTCTTCAATTGGATTGTTACTGCACACCTACAGTTTGGGTGTCCTGGCGGTGTGTAGAAGCCTCCTGGGAAACTGTCGTCTAGTCCGACTTCTTTTCCCTCTAGTCCTAGGCAAATAGGGCAGGCTCCTATTACTGTTTCCCACCTTTTTTTTGTGTTCTTGTACGGTGGGTTTAGCTCCTTGGCTGCGAGTACGCGTCCTTCGTTGTATGCCCGTACTGTCTCCGTGTGTGCTATTACTCCCGCTCTGCGTTGGTCGTTTATGACTTTGGCTAGGCGTTTACTCATTGTTGGGCGGTCTTCTCCTGCGTTTAGCCCTGCCCGTACTGCTTGGTTTAGTCGCTTGCGGGTCGTGTCGTCTACGTTTTTTACTAGCTTGAAGGTGTACTGGTTTAGAAACTCTATAGCTGGGTGTGCGTTACTGCTCCAACCTACGTCTATATTTACTTCCAGCTCGGTATGCTCGCCTCCTGCTTCTACTGCTGGGGCTAGTTGGTTTATGAAAACTGCTGCGAGTGCTTGCCTCCATAGGTTCCAAATTGGGTTAGTGTCGTCTAGGAAGTCGCCTACTGCTGCCTGTTTTATAGCTACTGCTGACCAGTCTATGAAGTCATCGACCTGTTTTGCGTACTCTCGGAAGGTCGCTTTTAGAGCCTTTTCTAGCTCAATATCTGCTTTTATGGCTTTTTTCCATTGGGCTGGGTACTTCTGATACTCTGGGTGCCAGTTTTCCCCTTCGGGATTGGCTGCTAGGTACCAGTTTAGTATTTCGGCTGCGGTATGTAGTTCGTCTAGGTTATTCGTTTCCATGGATGGTGTCCTCTATGCTATCTCGGAAGCTAGCGAGGAAACCGCGGAAACTCTCCATAGCCTTTTGCACCGCTGGCTTGGCTGCCTGGGCTTCCGCCTGTGATTTTCGCTCGGCTATCTTTATCTTGAGGTCGTTTATTTTTTTGTTGATTGCCTGCTTTTTGTCCAGTAGTTCGAGCTGTGCTTTTGCCTGCTCCTGTGGGTCGAGCTTCTCGCCTTTGGCTTTTTTCTCTAGCACCATGCGTCGGGCTGAGTCGCGGAAGTCGGCTAGCTCCTGTCGTAGCTGTGCTATTTCTGCTTTGCTCTGCTCTACTACGGGGTCTTTGGCTTTCTTGCCTTTTTTGCCCTTCGCCTGCTTGCCTTTTTTACGGCTTGCCCAGTAGCGTTGGAGTGCTTCGCTGATTTTCTTCTTGTGGTCGTCTCCGAGTGGACCGCGGACACCTGCTGCTGCCATTAGCAGTTCGTTGGCTTGGGCTAGGTCTTCCATTACTTGCTCGTCTTCTGGCGTTTCTGGTGCTGGCTCGGTTTCGCTGTCTAGGCTGGCTAGTTCTCCTTCGAGTTCTAGTGCCATGTCCTGTCCGAAGTCGTCGGGCAGGTCGGTACCTTCTGCCTTTTCTGGCAAGTCCATGACGTTGCGGACGTATTCCTCTAGCTCATCGTCTGGAACGAGTACGCCTGTCTGGATTAGTCGCTGTAGTGCGGTGCTTAGTTTGTCGAAGCTGACTGTACCGATTTTCTCGAACTCTAGCGTTGGGTAGTTCTTCACGTTCGGGAAGTTCATGTCTACTAGCTGCTGGATTACGTACTTCTGTACTGCGTCCCGCATGGTTCGGGCGATGTGGTGTAGTGCCAGCATGAAAAGGTCTGTCTGGTCTGCTGATAGTGCGTAGCTACCTGTACTTGTCGCTCCTAGCTCTAGGAATTGGGCGAGTACTGACTTTACTATTTGGCGGTCGTGGTGCTTGATACTGTTCTGCGGGTCTCTAGTGGTGCCTGACTTCATGTCGAGGAAGCCAATTTCCCAACCAGTTGGGATTTCTAGGTAGCCTTGCTCGTTAGCCCGTAGGTTCTGCAGTAGCTCCTTGGCTTTGGCTTTGTCTTTGGGGTTAGCCTGGTTTGGTTTGCGTACGTATGGAATACCCAAGCCTTGGCGTTCGTGGGCTATTGCGTCGATTTTGTAGAGGTTCTCTTTTATGTACCAATGCTTGTAGGCGGAGCGTAGCAAACTTACTCCGAGCCAGTTGTCTCCGCGTTTCTCGTTGGTCAAAATGAGGAGCTTCTCTATTGGGATTTCTACCTCGCCTTTTTCTACTGTGAATTGTCGAATGCCTTTGCGTTTGTCCTTTAGCTCCCACGCCCAAATGGTGCCTGGCAAGCGAGCTGCCATTTTATCTAGCCCGATGTACTTGCCTCCCTCGAACTCTACGTCCTTGAAAACTTTTTCCCATACGAAATGCCCGTAGGGTAGGTAGTCGCTACTTTGGCGGAGGAACTCCTGCCACGTTATGCTCATTTCTTCAAATAGGTTTTGCTCTACGAAGCGGGCTACCTTTTGGTCTATCTCGTCTTCGCCTCCTGCTTGTACGAACCAGTGGGCGGATAGGATTGGTAGTACCACGGCGAGTAGTGCTGCCTTTACGGTAGCGTCGCCTTTTATCATTTTGTCGATGAGTTTTATTCCGCGTTCGCCTGTTAGCTCCAGGTTGTAGTCTGAGTCTGAAATGATACCGCCAACTATAACGGTACCCGAGGCACCTATTTCGTTTTTGTTTTTGGTTATAGTTGAGAGCTTGGTTTCTGGCATATTAGAACTCTTTGTCCATTAGGCTAGCTGTAATTGGTTCGAGTGCCTTTTCCTCGTCGTCGTCTAGGTCTACTCCGAAGCTGCCGTAGGCAAGGCTTGGGAAAAGTCTAACGAGTCCGTAGCGGTTGTTGTCTGGACCGTGATCGTTTTTCTTCTCTGGTTGGTCTGTATATTCTCCGCTGGGTAGTTTCTTTTTACGGTAGGTTAGGTACTCCCCTATTAGATTAGCACATTTATCGGGATCAATCAGTAGGTTGCGACCTTTGAGTAGGTTCCGAATTAGTGCTGCTCCATTATGTATCTTGTAAAGCTCTTTGTCATCTGCTTTTTCTAGGACGGGATAGCCCGCGTTCATTCTCTCGGCTTGCTCGGTCAGTCCTGCGGGGTCTCCTATGTAGCCGACCATGGCGGGTACGTAGTAGCGTAGCCGTTCGTCGGTTATTTTCTCCTCGTCTACCTTGATGCCGTGTTCTCGCATTTTTTCCACTTGGAGCTTCATTACTTCGCTACTTACCTTATGCGTAACGTAGATACAGTCGAATATCTGTATTTCTGGGCGTTCGTAGTCTATTATCTGCACAAAGCACGTTACGTCGGGGTGGTTCTCTCCGAAGCCGTAGTCTTCCCAAAGGTAAAAATCATACTTGGGGTCGTACTTCCATTTGCGTAGGTTTCCCGCTGGGTATTCTGTCTCCGAAAACTGTGGGTACATTAGCCCTTTGGTTTCTGCCTTGGTACATAGCCATTGGGCTGCCCATACGTCGTCGTCTAGTCCTGCCCGCTTGATTAGTAGGTCTTTCCACTTGTAGTAGCCTGTTTTCTTCTTCTTTATTTTGTCCCAGGGTGCTTCGGGGAAGGCTTCGTGTATTTCTTTTTGTAGCTCCTTGTCGTCGTGGGGGTACGGCTCTACTACTTCCCAAATGCACCATTGGTAGGTTTTCATTCCCCGCTTTCGGCTCTCACTGAATAGTCGCTCCATTGGACCAAATGCACTTTTGCGGGTACTGGCTAGGATTGTTTGCGATACTATGCCCTCTTTACTCTGAGCCATGGAAAATGCTTCCTGTAGGATATTCCACGCCATTAGCTCTACCTCGTCTATGAAAGCCTTTTGTGGGTGGGGCGAGTTTACGCCCGATACGGTACCCGTCAGGATTTGTACTACCGACTTATTTACGAAGGTGGTTTCGCTCATTAGCGAGGCTACTAGGTTGCTACGGAACACGGGTATGTTCTCGTTCATTTTCTTGAAGTATTTGTAGCACCGCTTTGCCTGCTCCTCGATTGCACCTACTGTCGCGGTTTCGCAGTCGTCGTGGTAGAAGCTGTTTAGGGTGTCGAGTATGGCGAAGTCCATTGTCTTACCGCCTGAACGGTTCGCCATGGTGGTTATGAGCTGGTACTCCTCGAAAAAGGTTTCGGCTACGAAGTCTAAGGGGCTTTGGTGGGTGGCACAACACGCCTCGCTTGGTATCTCTACTCCTAGTACGTCCTTGACTAGAGCCTGTAAAAGCTCTTTGTCTTTAGTCTCATAGATATAGCCGAGGGCTGCTCGGACTTCTTTTGGAGTGTAGGTCATTGTTTTGCATTAGCTTTCTTCTTGGGCTTGGCTTTTTTCGGTGCCGTCTTCTTTGTCGGTACCTTGGCTAGTTTGCCGTTTTGTACTAGGCGGTCTGCCATTAGTTGCTCGAAGTTGGTTAGCTTCGTCTCTACGGGACCACCGTCTTTGCCTGTTACTTCGCTGCGGGTGCTGAACTCGTCTTTTGCCTTACGCTCTAGGTACCACGTTGCTACGGGTACTTTGCTGAGGTTGTTTACTATGGTGGTTTTGGCTTTGAGTACGGGGGTATCTTTCCACTCCTCTTTTTGCTGTAAAAACTCTGGGTGTTTCTCCTGGTAGTTGTATAGGGTTTTTTCAGAGATGCCCGCGAATGCACACGCCTGCCTGTCGGTAGCTCCTACTAGGAAGGCTTGCCGTAGGTATGCCATTACTTCTTCCGTTACGACTGTGGGTCTGCCACCTGGGTCTTTGTATTCCTGTGGGATTTCCTCGTAGAGTACTACGCCTTGCTCGGCTTTGGTTTTGGTGGTGCGTTTCTTTTTTTTAGGCATGGGGTTCCTTTGTCCGTATTTCCTGTAGTGCCATCATTGTATCAATTTTCCATTGGTCTGCGTGTTCTCTGCACTTTGGGTACTCTGTTGCGTCGGGGTCGTTTAGTCCTACGAATACTACTGCCTGTTTGTTACAGCCATCGACATTACACTGGTAGTCTTTTGCGTACCTGGTCATAGTTCTATTCTGCCACGTGTCGTTATGCGTTGGTAGGTGTGTAGCCTACTTCTCCGCCGTTCCCGCCTGTGGCTTTTATAATTCCGTTTATGAAAATCTGCTTTGCCATTATGATTGTCATTGGTTGGGTATAGTTACCTGGCGGTAGGTCTCTCCCCGTTTTTTTCTTGTAGTCTTTTCTGGCTCTTACGCAACGCCAGCAGTGTTTATTGTTACAAATCATCTTGCCTCCTTAGTTTGTTAGCTGGGCTAGTGGCGGGGCGGTGTGTAGGTCGATCTACAAAGAAGTTGTAGGTTAGCCCTGATGCCCCCAGGTGGTCGACTCTGCTTTACCCTCTGCCTACACGCATACGAGGTGGGTCTTGTACCGTTGTCCCCGCTCACTAGCTCAACTAACTGACTTTTCTATTTTTGGACTTTTACAAACGAACTCCCATCCTCCGTTTACGAAGGCGTATAGGTTCCCTCGCTCACTTATGCCGTGCATGGTGTAGTGTGCATCGCCTTTTACTATCTGCACTATTTTGTCTTCCTCGTAGGCTCTGCCGTCTCCGCCTGCTCCTCCCGTACTGGCTTGTCCTGCTCCATTTTGTTGTAGTTCCATAATTAGTCCTTTCCCCATTCGTTTTTGCTAGCCTTGTCTGCTGCCTTTAGAGCTGAGATTGCTCCTACGACGAAAACTACTACGGCTAGGAAAATTACTATCAAGGCTTCGATTACCAGGGCTAGTAGTATGTTCGCTAGTGTGGTCATGGTGTCCTTTCTGGGAAGCACTTTTTGTGTACCGCCTCTACGTCTAGCTCCCCCGTCTCCCGTAGGGTGCGTATTTCTTGCACGATAAAACCGAGTAGGGCGTTTAGCGTTGGGGTCTTCCTCAAGCCGATCCACTGCATACTTATGTTGCGGGCGTTTATGGCGTAGAGTTGCCCCTCGATGGTTTCTAGTGCTTGTTTTTCTGCGTCGGTCATTTTTCCTCCCTGAACTTTTGTACCATGGCTATAATGCTGTCGCGTTCTCGCTTATCCCACCAGTTGCCTTGCTCGTCCATCCAAGCTAGGAACTTTTCAGTATCTCTGCGAAAATCCTCGAACTTGTCGGCTTTGCCTAGGTCTGCCCCTAGTGCTATGGCTGCTTTTTCTCCGCCTATAGCTGCTTGGTGTTTTTGTTGCTCGGTTACTCCGTAGGTAGTAGTGTGTAGTAGTCCGTGTACGCTGTCCCAGGTGTTTATGATTACGTGGCTTTTTTCGTACTTCTCGGCTATCTCTCTGGCTGCCTGGACTGGTACTGGTGTATATTGCTTACTCATTTTGACCTCCTGCCCCTAGTTGCAAATTACCACTTTGGAAATGTTCGAATACGGTGCCTTGCTTGCCCATGACTATGTACGGCAAAAATACTTCCTCTAGCTTTACCATGTCCGTCTCTATGAGGGCTAGCTGTGCGTCTACCCAATCGTGTAGGTTTTTCCAGGCGGTACGCTCCGCTTGCTTCTCCTGGCTTTGGTTGGGGTAGTTGGTGTCGTACATGATTTTGGCGACGTTGGCTACGCGGGCGGGTAGCTGTACGGGTAGCTTGCCCTTACTGGTCGGTATTAGGAACATCATTCCTACTGGCTTGCCGTCGGCGTAGTCGAACATGATTTTTTCGGCTCCCTTGGCTACTAGCAGGTTTTGTATGTTGGTTATGCTACGGCTAGCTGGTACTTCGCTGGTGTAGTTCTTGATGTTTTTTCTCATGCTGTAAAGTCCTCTAAGTGTACGGCTCTCTCTAGGTTTTTTATGAGCTTGTCGGCTACTTCGTCCTCCATTGGTACGTCTACCTGAAATGATAAGCTTGCTCGTACTGGCGTACCTGTTAGCAGGTCGTTGTCCCAATACTCGCAGTAAAAGTCAATCGTCCTGCCTATGGCTTCGGACTTCTGTCCTACTGTCTCCATGTATCGAACTTCTAGGCTTAGTCTTTTTTCTACGAGTTTGTGTACTGGCATACGTGTTTAGGCAATATGTATATTGCTTTCCTCTATTTCTAGTATTTTTTGTCCTGCTGCTTGTGGCTGTCGCTCTACCAGTTTTTGCATAACTTTTTTACTATCCCATCCCCACTCGCCTTGGACTTCTGATATTTTGCATTTCAAAATCCACTTGACTATGGTTGGACCGAACTTTTCTCCGTTAGTTACCCACTCCTCTACTAAAAGCGTGATAATGAAAGTTGAATACTCTCCCATAATTTCCTTTCTAGGTGGTTTTCTCTTTCCACCCGCAATTTGTACATACGTTCCAATAGGTTGGTCTGGCTACGTTGTCTACTATGTCGGCTGTCATGCGTCGTTTTATTTCGCCTTTGGTGCAAATGTGACACCTGACTTTTTTCTTCCTAGCTTTAGCGGTTTTTACCGTGGCTATGTCTTCCTCGGTTGCCTGCTCGAATGGGAAGTCTGCGTAGGTCGGGTAGTATGGCTCGCTGCCGTACACCTGGGCTACTGTTACCATTTCTTCTGAGCGTTCTACTATGTGGTTTCTGAATGTCCACACTCTGGCGGGTATTTGTATCTCTCCTCGCAAAAATTGAGCACCCCGTCTAGTTATTAGCCAGCGTCCCCGCTTGTGCTGTCCGTTCTCTTTTACCTTGGCTATGAGGGCGTGGAAGCGAAGTTTTGTCCAGTTGCCGTCTTCGTCTTTGGTTAGCTCGTTTTCTGTTCTGTCCATGTCCTTGCGAGGGTTCACGTCGTTTTTACCTGTACGGATTACGTGGGCGTACATTTTGGCGAGGGCTGATACCATGCCTGCGGTTATTGCGTGGTTACTTTTTGATAGGCTGGCTTCGCAACAAAGGCAGTTACGCAGGTCGTTGTCTACCATGAACTCGGTCAATTCGTGTGCTAGTTTTTGAGCTTCTTCTAGGTTCATGTTTGGTATGGCTCGGCTTTCGCCACCTCCCGTGTTATTTGGTCAATTTCTATTCTGCCTAAGGTTTCCCCCATGGTTTTTGCAAATAGGTGCTTGGACTCGTCGTATCTCTGGGTACCTGGCTCTATTCCGTTGTATATGAGTACGGTGTCTAGGGCTGTTACTATTGCTATGGTCTGCTTTAGCATGGCTTCACTCATAACTCTACTTTCTGGTAAAACCTAGTAGCGGAGCGTACCTCTGCCATCCAGATTTTGCCTGCCTTGTACCCTTTTATAGCTCCCCGCCTCATGTTCTTGCGGACGCTGTCCGTCGTTACCTTGAAGTGGTCGGCTACGGTAGTTATCGGTACGTATGCTAGTTTTTTGTCTAGTGTTTTCATTCTGCGACTGCTTTCGTGTTGTGGTCTATACAGCTTTGGTACCAATCAAACTTTTCGTTGGGGCTACCTCCGTACTGTTCGGTTAGCCATACCCATCGCTCTGGGGCTAGCTCTTTTTCGTGGTCTCGGTCTGCGTACTCACGGCAAAGTTGTTTCGTGCGTGGGTCTGCCTCCGTTGGCTTGTTTGGGGTAGTTAGCAGTAGCGTTCCAGCTACTATTCCTACTATAATCACGCCTACTATGTTCAATTTATTTGATATTGAGTTCGACTGGTTATTGATTTTGCTTTTGGTCATTTTAGGTGTCCTGTTGTATTCCAATTTTTTTAGCGTCTGACTCCCGCGAATGTTATCGGGGCGAATCGCTTTCCGTATTTTTTAGCTATCTCTTTTCCGCGTTTGTTTACTACTTCTAGGTAGGGTTTGCACCTTTCCTTGCCTTCGTCGTAGCTCATGTTGCCCGAGTTTACTAGGGCTACGATGCTACGTACTGCGGTCATGGCTTCTTGCGGTGTCTGTGGCTGTTGCATATAGTTGCAGTATAGCCCGCTACCGTGCCATGTGTCGAGGGGTAGTTTTAGGTTTCCGCCTCGGCTTCCATCGCTTCTAGCTCGAAGTACTCGGATAGGTCTATTTCTGGGAATTGGTTGGTTATGTCCTTGGGGTTGCCCTTGTAGAACATTAGTACCTTTTCGTGTACCTCGCGGATGTTTGCTGGGTTGCCTTTGTAGAAGGTTAGGACGTTTTGGTGGGTCTTACCTATTTTTCGGCTGTTGTTGAATATCTTGCCCGCTCGTACTGGCAAGCTGCCGAATGGGGTTATGAAAATGCACTCGTTATAGTAGGCTGCCCCCGCTTCTTGGAATGCTTCTATGGTATCTGCTATGAAGTTGCGGTAGATACCGTCTTTGAGGCTCCGTATTTCTCCTACTACGAAAATGGCGAAGCGGTCGTCTTTGAGCTGGGCTACTGCCTTTTTTATGATGGTTTTGTACATCGCTTTGAATTGCGGGTACTCCATGTTACTGAGGTCGGCTGGGTCGTCGCTGTATTTCTCTAGGTCTGCGTAGGGTGGGCAACTGAAAACTAGGTCATATTTTCCTGCCACGTGTCGGTCTAGCTCTGCTGAGTCGGTTACTATCCACTCTGGAGTTACTTTAGTTTGTATGGCTTCCGCCTGTTTGCGGTTCGCTTCTATTTGTTTTTCGCTAAGGTCGCACCCTGTGTAGTGGTAGCCTAGGAAGCCCGCTACTATTCCGCGTACGCTTCCGCCTGCGAATGGGTCTAGGATTTTGCCTCCTTCTGGTGTGAACCATCGGTACATCGCCTCGCAGAGTACGGGGTCGAATATGCTGGTACCGTTCTCCTGGCTGTGGTGTATACCTCGGTCGTGGATTAGCTCTAGGGTTTCTTCTGGGGTTAGCGTTTTACCGTAGGCTTTTTCTAGCTTTTCCTTGATGTGGTAAAACTGCGGGGTCATTTTTTTACTGTAGATTAGGTTTTCTTCTCTGCCGACTTCGCTTTCTATACCGAGGGCTACCCAATGTTTTTTACGCTCCTGCCAGTATCCTTTGCGAGCGTCGAGTAGTGAAAAGGGGGGTACTAGGAATCGCTCCTGTAGGCTCGATCTTGCGTCTGCCTCCTCCTGCTCTGGACTGACGTTGCCGACGCTGGCTAGGCTGGTTTGTAGTCCTAGGTCTACGCTGAATAGCTCGCGGTTGAGGTCGGGGAGGTCTTCGAGTAGGTCTTTTAGCTCCTGCTCTATGTAGTAGCCCGCTCGGTCGTTGTCGCTTAGTGCGTATTCGGTGCGTCTCTTTAGGTCGGGGGCTTCTACTTCGCTTACCCATACGCCTTGCTCGGTCTGACGTTTGAACTCGGTTACTTGGATTTCTTCTACTCCGTAGCGTTGGGCTACCGCTGGTATGCCGTCTTTGGCTATTTCCTGCGTTAGCTCGTTATACGCTCGGCTCCTCATGTTTCCGCCGATGATTATATTTTCTTTGGTTATGAGGAAGGGCTTGTACTGTCCTAGTGTTAGGATTTGGGTTTTTAGTCTTATTAGCTCGCGTTTACCAATAGCTCTGGGGTTTTTCTCCCACGGTATGAGATCGGCTAGTGGTCGTAGGTCGCGTAGCATATTAGATTGGTACCTCGATGTCGTCTTTCGTGTCGTCCTCTGGCACTACGAAGTCGTCGGCTGCGGTGGTGTGGGCTTCTACGTCGCTGGGTCGGTCGGTACCGCCTACGGCTCCCGCTACTTCTTCGGCAAACTTGTCTTTAGCCATTGGAATTACGCTTGAGGCGTTTACTTCACTGGTGTAGCGTGTCTGTCCGTCCTTCTCGTACTTGCGGTTTTCTTGTCTGCCTTCGATTGCTACTCGCATACCTTTTACGAGGTTGTTGGCTAGCCATTCGGCTGTTCTGCCCCAGCATACGATACGGTGGAAGGTTGGGATGTCTTCGTAGCCGTTGGCTACTTTTACACTGTGGTTGGTTGCGACGCTGAAAGTTAGTACGGGGTTGCCGTTCGGGGTGTAGCGGAGTTCTGGGTCGCGGGCTACGTTACCTACTAGAAAAATGTGGTTGATACTGAATGCCATAATGCCTCCTATGCCCGTTTAGTTATTTTATAGTTACGGTGTATTTTTACTACTTCGCCGTTTATGTCCTCGATGGTGTTTTCCCCTGTGGTAAGTCGGTACTGGTCTAGGTAGCCGAATAGGGTTAGTTGCTCGTCTTTTAGGTCGGCTTTCATTTCTTTGATGTCCTCGGCTACTCCGATGAGGTTATTTTCCTGCATGACGCGGGCTTTTGCTGCCTTCATTTTGTTGCGTAGTTCGCGGGCTTGGTCGTCTAGCTCTGAGTATTCCTGGTCGTTTTGGAGGGAGTTGTCTATCAGCTCTTTTTTGGCTTTGATTTCTTCTTTTTTACGCTCTACGGTCGCCATGTGTTGTTGAGCCATACCTACTACGTGCTGGAGGTCGTCCGCTGTAGCTGCTGGTCTGATTATGGCTGGGGGGGTGGTTGGTAGTGTGTGGTTCATGGTTCCTTTTTCCTTATTAGTTATAGCACTTTTCCGTGCCTTTTTACAATGGTAGTTACTAGCCTTCGTCTCCCAAAAAGTCCGCTACTTCGTTGTAGCAGTTTTGACAAACTTTTTCTTTTTCTCCCATGAAGTAGAAGGTGTCGCCCTCGAAGATGTCGTCTCCGCATTGGCTACATTCTGCTGGATACATCGCGTCGTAGCTTTTTTTGTTTTGGAGGTCTCTTGCTAGTAGTGCTTTTATGTCTGGTTCTTTCATGCCTGGTTCCTGTTGTATTACGTTAGACTATGCTCCTTTTTATTAGAGCTGTCGAGAGCTATTTACTGCATTGGTTCGTCTAGCTCTTTACCTATTGGTTGCTTTTCGGCTCCGCGGTTGCTGCGTCCGCCCCGTTCCTTACGGCAAGCTGCACAACGGCGGGGGGTTACAAACTTCATTTTTTCGTAGAACTTTTGTTCTCCTGCGGTAAAGTAGAACTCGTTTTGACAGTTTACGCACTCAATTTTAATGTCGTGATATTGTTTTTCTTCCATAGGTTCCTTTTTTTAGCCCTCGACTTTTGCCGAGCTTGAGCCTGGCTTTGTCTCCTCTTGGGCGATCATTGATGTTACTACGTCCATGGTTTTGGGGGCGTTCTTCAAGAACTCGGTCATTTTCTTGACTTTTTGCTCTGCCATTTCGCGGGCGGTGCCGTCGCCTGCTACTAAAAGCTGGCGGTTGAATAGCGTGAGGTCTACCTCACTACGCACCATGTTCTCGGTTATTTCGTTTTGAATACCGATGAGGATTTCTTTTCGTGTGAGTGGTCTGTCTGTATGAAGTAGCATGGTAGCTCCTTTCCTGGTTCCTAATTTGTTTTGTAACTCTGTAAAGTATTGCACTTTAGCGTCAAAATATCCACTAGCTGCCTGCCTAGCCTGCTCTACGCTTTTGGCTCCTGCTATGCGGATGCCGTCGCGGTACTTCTCTGGTATGGTGAAGTCTCCGCCGTCTCGTAGGCGTTTTATGATTAGCTCTCCCTTTTTAGTGATATACCCAGCGTAGTACAAAGCTGACGGCGATACTGCCTCATTTTTTCGTTCTCCGCCTTGTTGTGTTCGCATAGGTTGTGATGTGTTCTGCATAATTTTACGGTTCCCTCGAATGTGTGTTCTGCTAGTAGACTACTGCGTTTATCTAGGTGGTGGTAGTCGAGCATTCCTTCTAGCCCGCAGGGGCTATACTCGCAGTAGGTTATGCCTAGCTCTTTGTATTGCTTGTCGAGCTTTTTCCTTTCCCTGATCCATTCAAGCCCTTTTTTGCCGAGCTGTTTGATTGGCTGTCGCTGCTTGGCTGGCTTGGCTTTTTTTTTACGTTTTTTCCGAGCTGCTGCTCTTTGGTGTACATCATAGACGTTTCTTTGCTTGTTTTAGGTTTCCGCGTTGCTGTAGCCCTTTTATGATTTCAACCTCTCCGATTTCGGTGGGTTCTTCTTTGGTAGCGTCGTCTACCCGTTTGCCTAGTTTTTCTTTTAGCTCTGGTAGGGCTTTCGTTACTACTAGCCCGCTGCCTATTTCCCCGCTAATTCTGCCGATGATGTTTTCTGGTTGCTCCTGCCAGGTTTCTATGTACCTGTCGCCGATGTATACGTCTACCAGGGTACGCTTGAGCTTTTTGTCTCCTTCGGTTCTGATGATGTATCGGCGTGGTACTAGCATGGTTATGTCCTCCAAAAAGTGTCGGCTGATATTACTATTAGGAACGCTATTACTATGGTTTCTAGCGACGCTCCGTTGTATTTCATTATGATATAGAGTACTAGGAAGGGCAAGGCTCGTAGTACACCGACTAATCCTGCTACTGCATAGCGTACTATTGCCCGCAAAAATCTAACGCCACGTGTCGGCATTTTTGGCAGTTTTACTTCGTGGGGGTCTGTCTCGATTACTATTATCTCGACTTTTTTATCCCGCAGGTGTTGTAGCGTTACCTCTTTGGCTCGGACTACTTCGTCTAGGTCTCCGATAAATGTCGGGTTCCATTTTCCCTGGGGTGGTAGTGGTTTTCTTTTTTTTGTCATAGTTCCTTTTTCCTGTTTTGGTCTCCACACTTTTGCGGGTACCTGGTTATTATCTTACCTCGGTTTGCTCCTCGGTTTCAACTGGCTTTGGGTACCAGCGGATTATGGTCTCTCCCCGTTCTGCCATTTTTTGCTCACGCTCTAGGAGATCTTCCTCGAAGTGCTGGGCTATTGGGTTTTGTCCGAAGCCCTCTACTATCTGTACTCCGCAACCTGGGCATACTTTTATGTCTACCGCCCAAAGTCGGTAGGGGTCGCGTTCGTTCATCATTTCTAGTACGTATGCCCCTGTTTTGTGTGGTCGTAGGTGGGTCTGGCACCCTACGCAAATTATTTTTTGCATGGTTCCTCCTAGAAAAATACTGAGTAGAAAATTACCCAGCAAATAAAGCTAATTACTGTCGCTACGGCTGAGGCTGCTAGCACTCCCGAAGTGATGGCAAAAGCTATTTTGAAATAGTCTCCTGGCGTTCTCATCTTGTCTCCTTTCCGCCGAGTGCGTCGGCTGTTTTTTTAGAAAATTGGTACTCGCCTTTTACTTCTATGGTTTCTTCCTTTAGTACGTTTCCCACTACGTCGAACTCTGCTGGCTCTCCTATGCTAGTATCGCCTTTTAGTACCTTGAAGTGTGGGTTGCGGTGGTTGTTTTCGTTGAAGCGGGCTTCCTCGTCTCCCCACATGAAGCAATGTCCGTGTCCTGAGTAGTAGGCTGGGTGTATCTGCTCTACGGTGTGGCACTTTAGTATTTTGTAGAGCTGGGCTAGGGTTTTCTTTCGCTGGACTACTGGAAACTCGTACTTGCTGCCGTCCTGTTTTAGTAGGGTGTATTTGTATAGGTGTTTCATTTTGTCTCAACTCCTTTTTTATGTAAAACGTAACTTACTACAGCCTCAAGCTCATCTATACGTTTCAGTTTTTCTTTTAGTAGTTTTTCAGCTATAGCTATACGCTCTTTTATTTTTTCGTGTGTTAGGTCGTCTTCTACTTGAAAAAGGCAGAACACTACTCCATTTTTTACTTCGTAGCCGTATTGAGTTTTGTCGTTCCTCAGAACGCCCAATGCTTTGTGTAATAAAACAGCTTCTACTTTTCCATTGTCTTTGAAAATCCTGCCTACTACTAGGGTGCCAAACCACCCCCTGCTTTCTATTGTGTATAGTGCGTCGCTCATTTTGCCTCCCTTAGCCATTCGGCTTTGTATTTTTTATAGTTGTACATAATTTCCGTTACTTCGTTCTTTGTTAGCCGTGCCAGTTGCCCTACCTTTACCCAATCGAACATATTTGTTACGCCTGATACTCGGACTTTCTCGTAGCGTAGAAACTTGTTTTTATCAATTTTCACTTTCGGCATGGTTCCCTTCCGCGGTTTGCTCCGTTATTTTTTTTATAATTTCTTCGGTGGTGCTAGTCTGGTGGTTGCTTATACCTACGTAGTAGTCGCAGTCGTTTTCGCTTTCTCGGCTCTCTAGTGGCTTGTGGTTTGAAAATCTGATCTTGAAAATATAGTCTCCTTTTTCTATGAAGACGTATTTTGATACCCGCACCTCGTATACCCGCACGTCCCAGCCGTTCTCTACCCAATGTTTTATGAAAAGTAGATACTTTGGTGTGCGGTATTGTGCTGGGTAGTTCTCTATCGCCTTGCCTACCTTGCCCAAGTCCCATTTTTTAGCTAGGTGGTGGTTTTTCTTGAACTTTTCTGGTGGTATGTAGGCTCTCGGCTGTTTTTTTGGTCGGCGTTTTTCTGCTTGCTGTAGGCATTGTTTGCAGTAGCCGTTATCTGACATCCAATCCTCGTAGGTGTCGTCTACTAGCATATTGCAAAGCGATTTCGTTCCTGGCTTGGTTGAAAATGCTAGGTGCTTTTTTCTTCCTCTAGCGTTGGGGGTGGTGTTTGGTTGGTTTGGGTGCGTTACCCAAACTACGTTGAAGCCTCGGTGTTTCATCGTGCCTCCTCGATACGTATGGTAGTTTTGTCGGTTTTTGCCCCTAGGGTTTCGGCTAGCCCTTTGCTTAGGTCGGCTACTCTACCGTGTCGGCTAAATCCTCCGCAGTCGGTTATTGTTGCCTGTACTTTTTTGCCTGTGTCTAGGTTCGTTACTGTTACCTTGGTGTTGTAGCGTACCCGCTTGGCTAGTACGTCCTCGCAGGGTACCGCTAGCGTTAGTTTGGTTTCGTCAAATGGTTGTCCGTTGCCCATGGTTTGATTTTCGCTACAGCCTAGACAGCCTTCGTGGCTGTAGTAGCTTACGTACCCTTGGTATAGGGGGGCTGGTGTTGGTGTGGGGGTTGGGGTAGGGTCTGGGGTCGGCGTTACTGTCGGCTCCGCTGCACGTACTGGAAATGGTGTTACTTCTAGTTTTGGCTGTGAAAAATGGCAGTCGGCTAGGTAAAGTCCTATGGCTATACCTATTCCTGCGGTTAGTAGTAGTATGGCTCTCGCTTCGTTTGTCATGTGGTTCCTGGTTCCTGGTTATTTCGGCGGGCTTGGCAGTTGCCCGCTAATTAGTTACATACTATTGTATTTCGTTGCTACTGTACAGGGGCAGATTTCTTTTCCCTTTTTGGGTGGTGTTCTTCCGTATTGCACCAGTTAGCGTCCTCTGGGTTTACCACGTAGTATTTCCCGCAGTGGCTACATTTTCGTATTTGGGGCTTTATTACTCGGTCGGGGTCGTTTAGGAACTTTTTGGTTTCTACTCCTAGTTGCTCGACGCTCCACGTGTTGTTGTCTGCTTCCTCGAGTAGTTTTTGCTGTACGCCTTTTTCTTTGGCTGAAAGGCTCCTGAAATGCGACCAACTTAGGCGTGGGTATTTCTCGCGTTCTTCTTTTGGAAACTTGGTGGCTACGTCTACGTACCTTAGTAGGGTTTCTCGCTGTACCTCTACGGCGTGGGCGAAGTCTTCAAGCATTTCGTAGCCCCAGCGTCTTACTACCTCCTTGGCTACGTCTCCTAGAATCCAGCGACTTTTATCGTGCCATTCGCGGGCTACCATGGCTACGTCTATGAGGTTTTCCCAATCTAGCGTTTGAAATACTAGGTTGTCGTAGACGGTTTCTGGTCTGTATAGCTGAATGTCGTTGTCTGGCATGGTGCCTCCTTTTTACCTATTTTTATAGAAAAACTCTCTAGCAAATCCCTGTGGGGTTATGGCTCTGAAAGCTGCGTCTGTCTCTACTTGAAACTTTTGATACGAGGGTATGAATTGCTGTGCTGATTTGTGCATGAAAGCTATTGACGGCTTTTCTCTGTTTGGTCTTGTGTATAGGTTGGGGTTTTTCGGTACGTCTTTCCAGTTTTCGTAGATTACGGTTGGTTTTTGAAAACTACCCCAAACTGCTGTACGCTTCGTCCATGGGTCGCCAAATTGCCAGGGCTGAAAAGTAAAGGCGGGTTTTCCTAGGTAGTTGCTTAGTAGTCCGACGGGGTTTTCTAACGCCCAAAATGTTGGGTTGGCTTTGTCTATTATCCTGATACAAGCCTCTACTATTTCCCATCCCTGGTCTAGTTTTCGCTCTAGTTTATGATTTTTTGCTATTGAAAACTCTGTATATGGTGGAGCTGCGAGTATGCCGTAGACGTTTTCTGGTGGTTCGTATGTTCTAACGTCGTAGTAGGGTAGTGTTACTAACCGTACGTCGTAGCCTGCTTCTAGGTATGGTTGGCTCCAGGCTCCAGTTCCTCCGCATAGGTCTAGTATGATTTTTTTGTGGTTTTCCATAAGTTCCTTTTTCCCGTTTTGATAACTTTGCTCCCCCAGCAAACCTAGGGCGGGTATCCACCCCTTACCCTACGATTGGGAGGGGGGCAAAATCATCATGCTTTTATAGTACCGCGTTTCGTACCTGATGTACAAAGGCTTCTGTTTCTTTTTGCTCCGCCTCCTCGCGTTCCTGCCGTTCCTTGGCTTTTTTTGCTAGCTCCAGGCATCTTTGCTGTAGCCAAGCTCCCGTTATTTCTTTCGGTCTACCTGGCTGTTGTCGCTTGTCCCAATACTTGTCCTGGCACTCGGTTGTACAAAAATACTCTGGCGATCCTTCTAGTGGCTGGAACTCTTTTTCGCACTCGTAGCATTTTTGTTTTGCTGGCGGTTTAGGCTCGGCTGGTGTTGGGTCTTCTTCTGGAAGTTCCCATGGTAGTGGTTCGCTCATATTCCTCCAGTAGCTTTCCGAATGTCTCCTCCCACTCGGCTTGCTCTAGTTTGCTGTCCTCGGTTTGTATTTTTGTCATGGTGTGCTGCTCGGTCTCCTCGTAGGTGTATACGGGTCTGGGCTTGGGGGGTATGTTAGGGGTTCCGTAGCGTGGCACTATTTGTTTTATGACTCCCGCTGATAGTACGTTATCTTGCACCATTATCAGTTTTTTTCCGTCTGCTAGGGCTTTGTATATGCCGTCCCGTGTCGGCAAGTCTACCTCTATGGGGTCTCCGTCGTACCTGTGTATGTAGTACGTAGGCTTCCATTTTTCTGGTATCGCTAGGAAATTGCGTCGTAGCTGGTCGGTTATGCTGGTGGGTGCCTGTATTATCTCGTTCATGGTTAGTCGAAGTTAGCCGTTGGGCTGTTTACCTGCTTAGTAAAATGTCCCATGGCTTGCGTCCTGGGCTTGTTGTAGTTTAGCCATTTGTCTACCTGCTCGTCGCTACGAAGTAGGAAGTCGGGGTCTGCTACCCAGCCCCGCTCGTTCATTCCGCGGTGCCAGGGGCTAGTTGATAGGTTTTCTAGGGCGGTTAGTATTTCCTCAAAAGTGAAGGTTTTTAGCCGTACCCCTAGCTTGGTTACTCTGCCCTTGGTTGCTTTTAGCTTGGTACCCCAAAGCTGGTTATATTTTTCCACTAAAATCTCAGTCTTGCCAGCGATAGAGCGTTCCCCCTTGGGGGGTTGGGGGGTCTCTGTAGTAGTCTGTGGTGTAATCTCTGTAGTAGTCTCTGTTATATGAATGTTGGTTGGTTTACCCCCATCCTGTTGGGTGGTTTCCACCCTGCTAGTTGGTTGGATTTCCTCCTTCTTGTTGGTTGGATTTCCCCCACCAAGCTGGCAGAGTATGTCGTTTAGTACGTTTTCCTCGAGGCGGTAGTACATTTTTGCTGGTAGCCCGCGTAGCTCCTCGGTTAGTATGCCGAGGTTTTTTAGCTTGTTTCTGGCTGTCTCCTGCTCGTAGCGGGTCATGCCTGTTTCTTCCTGCCATTCGTCGCGGGTTTTGTATATCCAGTTTTCGGGGTTGGTCGTGCGTCGGTTCCAGTAGACGAGCTGGGACAAAAAAAGGGCTGCGGTTATGCTGCCCGTGATGTCTACAAATACCCTTTGGAAAGCTATTGGGCGATCTAGTGCTTGTACGACGTTATACATGGCTCCTCCTTTGGTTGCCTGGGCAAATACTGTAGTAGTGCCACCAGCTATTACTTGGTTCGTAGTTCCCTAGCTTGATGTTATAGAGCATTAGTTTTACTTGCTCTAGCCATGCTTTCATTTTTTCGTCGTCTACGTAAGTGTCCATTGTCTCCATGTAGGGTTCTCTGGCTTTTACGAAAATGTTGAAGCGTACTCCGTTGGCGTGTTCGCCGTGCTTTAGGTAGTACACGTAGTCGTAGGCTGTGGCTTGGAAGTGGGTGTCTACGTCTTCCTGGGTATAGCGTCGCTTGCTGGTTTTATGCTCGCAAATACGCCCGTCAATTTGTACGTCTATCCGCAGGGACATTCTCGCCCCCAGGCTCTCTCCCGTGAATGGGTCTACTAGCTCTATTTCCATGCGTTTTTCGCAAATATCGTGGTGGGGGTCGGTGTAGATTTCTTTGTACTGTTTTAGCCACTTGCGTATTAGCATTGTGTCGTCTTTGGGTGGCTTGCCCTTGTGGTAGCGTTCTATATTGTCGTGGAGGGTTTTACCTATGAGGAGGTTTTCGCTGTCCTGCTGTTCTATTCCTAGGTTGTAGCCCAAATTGAAACAGTATGGACACCTGCGGTATTTTTCTAGGTCGGTTACTCTATATTTTGGGAGGTCTGATTTGCTCATGTTCTTGGTTCCTGTTTTTGGCTCGTAAACGTGCCGTAGAACTACAATAGACGAGAAAAGGGCTGGTTGTCCAGCCCACTTTCCCGCCTCACCGAGTTGCTTATTTTAGCTTAGATTTTTTAGTCTGTAGAGCCTGGCGAACTAGGTACATTTCTCTACCTGTTAGCTGGTCTTCTTTTTCTAGTGTCTGGTTGTGGCTGACTATTCGCTTCTCCAAGTTGTCTACTTCGTCTTTGGTTTTGCAAAGTTCGATATTTTGGAAAACTTTTGTGAGCCGTGCTGCTTCCTGGGCGTTTGGGGTGGGGGCTGTCGTAGCTGCTAGTTGCTTGCTTTTCCCGCCTTTTATCCATTGGGTTATGAGCTTCTTTAGGAAACTTACTGGCATTAGCTCTTGCATGGCGTTGCGTTTCGCTTTGGCTTGCCCTTGCTCTAGCCAAAACTTGTTGGGTACGGTTTTACCGCCTTTGAGCATGGTTTTTTTCCATTGGCGTTTTACGCCGAAGGCTATACGTCCCGATACCATGTCTTTTACCTTTGCCTTGAAAATTACATACTCCTTGTCGTCTTCGTCGGTTTCCCAGGTTAGCTCCTCGGTAGTGAGTACCATTTTGCCTTTGTTAGCGAGGGCTATTGCTGCCTCCTTGGTACCTACCCAGCTTAGACCTGTTACTGTTTTGCCGTCGCTTTGGAACTCGTATACTAGGGCTTCCCCTAGGTCTCCGAATGCCTCGCCGTGGCTTTCTAGTATCGCCATTTCGTCGGCTTGATCCATGGCTTGATATGCTATGGTCTGCTTATCTTCTGGCACCGATACGGGTACTTCGACGATTTTCTCGACGATTTTCGTTTTGGTTTTGTTTTTCTTTTTGCCCATAGTGGGTTCCCCTTTCCTGGTTATTTTTTACCATACTGATATGCTTACAATTCAGTCTATATTTGAAGGCTGGACAGGTACACGTCCACTTTTCCTCGTCGTTCCAAACGGTATATTCTATCGCTGGGTTACTTTCTGACTGTACCGTAAACTCGTTTGCCATTAGATACCTCCTTCTGTTTCTCGTTTGTAGCGGATTACTTCGCTACCGAGTACTCGCCAGTAGGGTCGCCCTGCTTTCCCGCTCGCGTAGTTGTGAGCTTTGAGCTTACCTGCTGCGATTTGGCGTAGTACAAAATTGTAGTGGCTGTCGTTACTGTTGCCAGTACTTACTATCCAGCCGTTGTCTACTATTTCGCGTGGCGTGTACCACTGTTTTGCGTTTATTTCTTGCATTTGTTTCTCCTTTCCGTTGCAATCTATTGTATATCGTTATACAAAAAAGGGGGAGGGGTACTTTTCCCGCTCCCCCTGTCCTGTGTCGTTTATGCTACGGCTAGGGTCTCTTTCTGGTAGATTTTGATGCCTGGGATGTTTCGCTCGCCTGCTCGCATGGCTGCGGTTACGGCTCCCGAGTTTATCATCAGGTAGGTAGCTGGTACCTTGCTGATGTCTTCTACTTCGTACGTCCATACTTTTCTCATCTGGGAGTTGCCGATGGTTGTTTGGGGTCGCATCAATTCTACTGGTGCGTTTACCTGGTGTCCTTTTTCGGCGTGTGATTGTTGGATTTTGCGTCGGCGTTCTTCCTCGGCTGCGATCCTTGCCCGCTCTTTTCTCTGCCAGTCTAAAATTACTCCGCTGATTGTCTTTTTGGCGTGTTCTAGCGGGGCTAGCATTTTCTTGAAGTCGGCGTTGATTGTGCGTTGTGCGTCTACGAGTGGTTTGGTGTACTCTACTCGCTTGGCTTCTACTCGCTTTATGGTGTCGCTTACCTCTTTTAGAGTTTTGCTTGCCTTTTCTACGTCTTCCTCGCTGTTTATTCTCAGCGTGGTAGCTAGCTCGGCTACTGGTTTTATTTCTGCCTCAATTACCTTGAGGTCTTTTTCGTTGGGTAGTGCCATGTGGCTCCTTTCCTGTTTCCTGTTTATAACTTATTAGATACTATTGTATTACGTTGTTTTTGTACAGGGGTCAAATCTCTACCGCGTGATAGTGCATGGCTTCCTGTGCTTGCTTCTCTACGTATTCGGTGAGGTGGTCGTCTAGCCATTCTCTCCAGTCGTGGGGTTGGGGTATTTCCGCGTCTTTGTGCTTCCGCTCGTAGTCGCCCCACATGATTTCGTTCACGTAGTTTTCTCTTATCCAGGCTTCTTCCCAGCTCTTTGGCTTTGGGTCGTACCAGTCCCGCTGTAGTAGTTTTTCGCCTTCGGCTTTTACTTCTTCGTAAAGGCTGGTTTTTAGCGTCTCTATGATTTCTTCCTGCTTTTCTGCGGTTAGATCGTTGAATTGGATTTCTATTGTGTGGGTCATGCTTCCTCCTCGTAGTTAGGTTCTATTGGTTGGGCTTCTTCGCAGTTGTCGCACCACCACATTACTTGGTAGTGGTCTTCCTCGTAGGGCGAGGTAGTCCGTGATACTAGCACGTCTTCCTGGGTCATTTCTTTTTGGCAATCTGGGCATTCCATGGTGGCTCCTTTCTGATGTGTAACAAGTTGTATTCTATTGTATTTTGTTGCTTATGTCGAATAGTAAAAAGTTGGATTTTACACTTGTCGCGTCTTCTAGGGGAAATAGGACTCGAACTTTTTTGGGTACAAAATGTTTTCTTCTACTTTCGGTAATGTTTCGGTAATTATCGCATATTCCCGCACGGTGTCCCCTCCCCTCCCCTACCGAAAAAAAATACTCCCCCATGCCTGGTAGTTAGAAAATAGGGGGGAGGGAGCGGTGGGGTAGGGGAGAGGTAAGTACTACTAAAACCCGTAACATTAGTAGGTACAAAAAAATACGCAGACCTTGACCTTTCGATTGTATCTGCGTATATTTGATTGTTATCCCAGTAGGTTCCGCTCCAAAGGTGTTACGTACTGGGTTTTTTTGTGGCTTCTATAATGCTTTGCGTCCGTCGGTCGCGGTTTTCAATGCGGTGTTAGCCGTGTTGTAGACGACCTGAGCGTATACCCAGATTTGGGTTACGGTCTGCAGGAAGCTAGCCGAAGTATCGAACTTGAAAGCTCCTTCCATTACTACGACTACTAGCCCCGCTAAAAGTGCGAGTACCAGCGAAAAAAGAAAAGAGCCGAGCGAGGTTAGCCCCCACTTGTCCTTTGCAAAAGTTACGAATGGTACTACGACCATACTTGCCACGATGGAAATGAGTTGGTTTTCCATATTAGTTTCCTCCTTGGAAAAGTTTAGCTACTAAAAGGGTTAGGCAGTCTTGCCACGTGAGGGCTTTCTTCACGTCTTCCAGGGCACCCTTTTTGAGTGCTTCCTTTTCTTTTTCTAGTGTATTTACTTGACCCTGGAGCGTAGCTAATTCGCCGTTTAGTCCACCCTTTTCTTTTGCTAGGGTGTCTACCTGCGACTGTAGTGTATCAATCCGACCCTGCAACAACCCCACGGTTTTTTGGTGTTCTGAGGCGTTTGTATTTTGTGCGTCGGTTAGGGCTTTTCTGAGCTTTTGCTCCTCCAGCAGTTGATCGTTGAGTCTGCCAACTTGCTCTACGCGGTTTTTTACTTCCGTTAGTGCTGTGGTTAGTTGGTTTTGCAAGTCTGTACCTCGAGAGCGGATACCCTGGATGACCTGCTGTACCTTCTCGAACGGGGTTAGCGTCGGGTCGGCTGTCTCGATCTCTAGGTACCGTACTGTTTTGTCGTAGCTTTCGCTACCTGTGCGAAGTCGCTCGTAGTCCTTGACTTCTATCTGCATGATTTCTCCTGGCATGGTGCCTCCTTCTTTGATGTACTCTCGGAGTTCATCAAAAAACTCCTGGGGGTTTATAGCCCCAAAGTAGCCGTTATTTTGCTCTAGGTTGATGTGTTGCCCGTTTTCTATGCGAATGGGCTTTACTGTGAGGTGTAGGTGGCTTCCTGTGCTGTTTCCTGTGTTGTCGCTGATTGCCATTGTTTCGCCAGCACGTTTGGTTTTGAAGTCTAGTACGTGGTCGCAGTGGGCAAAAGTTAGTTTCCACGTTCTTTTTAGTCGGCAAATAGTCTCGAAAAATATGCCGTAGCCTGTGGGGTCGCTTCCTCTGCGGTAAAACTCCATGAGCCAGCTAGCTAGAATATCTCTCTTGCCGTCGGGGGTGTCGGGGTATTTTGTTTTCAAGTCCCAGCCGTTGTGTCCTGCTAAACCAAACTTAGCGTATGAGGCTGGGTTTTCGCCGAAGCCCTGGGTTAGTTGGAACGGTTCTATTGGTCTGAATATGTCTGCCATGTGTCGTGGTTCCTGTTGTAATTAGTTGTATAGTATCATTTTTTGTTGCGGTTGCGGTAGTAGACAAATCCCCAAGAGCCTATGAAAAAAACTGCCGTTACAGCTAAAAATCTGATGTTGTGCTGTACGCTCGTGAAGGTTCCGCCAAAAAGTAAAATAGCGAAGTAGCCCAAGTTTATCATTGAGCTTAGAAATACTAGCAAAAATAGGGTAGCTAGCAAAATTGATAGCCCGCGTATGCCGTTCTTTACCAATGTTCGTTCGCTAAAAATCACGTGGAACATATACATAGCTGCTGGTAGGGTAGCGAGCGATAAAAAGGCATTAGCCAGGCGTAGTAGTTGGGCAGTGTCTGGTGTCATTTATCTTTTCTCCTTATTACATCGTACACATTTTCGGTTAGTGTCTCAATGGCTTGTACTGTACTTTGCTGTATATTTTTCATTCCCTCTACGACTTTGGTATTTTCTACGAAAGCCGTGGTTACTTTGTCCGCTACTTCCCGTTGCCTGTTTAGGTGTGCGTTTCGTTCTAGCTCCCAGGAAGCTCGCTCGGCTTTCCTTTCGTCTTCCCAGCGTTTGCGTTCCTCTTTGCGGTCGTTACGTTCTTGGATGAAAAGGTACAAAAAAATTGCTCCCATTCCTATCTGGGTTATTATAGGGGCTAGTGTGGCTGGTGTGAATAGTTCCATGGTTCCTCCTTATCCTGCCAAGCCTACTTTTCCTAAAAATGGCATAGCTGCGTTTAGTCCGATGACTGTGTACAGCTCGCCGTAGTACGCACTACTTGGAGTTTGTCCGTTTATTTTTCCTGCGTAGATTGTGATACGACCCTTGCCACCATTTCCGCCGTTGCCACCGTCGCCGTTCTTAGTTCCGCCAACTCCACCTACTACTTGTAGTAAGTCTACGTCGTCGAGGTATAGTTCCTCACAAATTATGACGATACTTCCGCCCGATCCAGCTCCGCCTCCGCCTCCATTACCTGAAATACCATTGTCGCCGTTAGCTCCGTTGCTTAGAATCTCGCCCAAAACTCGTAAGTTACGCACTACCAAATAGATAATAGCTCCGCCGTTTCCGCCGTTTCCGCCCCCCTGAGCTCCTGGGTCTTTGCTTTTACCGCCTCCACCACCTCCTGCACCCATGAGTACTCGGTCGCTGTTATCGCTAACGCCGTAGACACTTCCTACTGCTCCACCACTTACTGAGCTACCGTTAGATACTCCTTGTCCGTTGGTACCTGCTGTTGCGTGGCTTGCTCCGCCACCTCCTGCTGCTTGGTCGCTTCCGCGTTTACCCTGGGCACCTTGTCCTGCTCCGTCGTTTGTGGCTACTCCTGGCGATGGTGAACCACCAAAACTACTACTACCGCCTGCTATGCGGTCGGCTAATGCACTTTCGCCAGTGTCTCCCGTGTCTGATACTTCTACGATACCGCTACCGCCCGTACCGCCTCGGAAGCCTTTTCCTGTACCTTGGATTTTTCCACCTGCTTCTATCGTCAAAACTCCGCTACAAAAGACCATGCCTAAACCGTTTTTGTCTCCGTCCCAAGCTGTGATATTCCAAGTACCTGAGGGGGAAATGCGACCGCCTGCGTATTCCTTGACTTTTACCATTACGCTTTGGTTGGCTCCTGTGTCGTTGTAGGTATTGTCGAATGGTCTATCTGTGAATACGTGTCCGCTACTTACGCTACTTACTCGACGAAACTCATGCTTTCCTGGGTTTGTCGTGGTGTTGCCACGCATTTTCATCATACAAACGAGATCGCCTGCTGATATTCCCGATTCGCTAGTGGTTATGTCGTTGGAAGTTGCGGAAACCGTCGCCGTACGAGGGGCGGTCATAAAATCGCTACTATCGGTTAGGTTGAGGTAGCCATCGCTACCTCTCCCGAAAATTGGTGCTGTGTCTGGTAGTGCCATAGTTTTATCCCATGGACACGGTCAAATATGCTCCTGGTACACTGCTTCCTATTTGGGTTACGTCGAGCGAGAAGTAGTCTCCCGCTGAGTAGCTTATAGAAAGCCCTGTAGAACTGGTGTTCTGACCGCCAGCAGATATTGACAGCGTCGCTACTTGTACGCCATTTTTATTTACCCGCAGGTTTAGGGCTGCTCCCGTTGGGGCTGTTTTTACTCTGGCGTATATTGCTGTTATGGTTCCCGCTTGAGGTGCGACCCAATAGGGGGTTACGTCGTTTAGTACAGCTAGGTTCCCCACTACTGTAAAAGGTGGTACCCCCGCACCGCCTCCGATTCTGAATAGGGGACGGCTGTCTGTAATGTTAGCGTTTACTATTGAGGTTACTCCGTCGCCGACGGTTATGCGGGCAATTTCTACCCAAGGGTTTCCCGCTCCTACGGCTGTTTGTACTGCTGCGTCGTCTGGTGCCGTTGGGCTTCCCGCTGGCGTTCCTTCTACGTCCATAAACAATACCGCGTCGGGGTTGTTGCTGTCGGTGTCGTCTACCACGCTGAGGTCTACGTAGGCTACTATCCTGTCTATGCGGTCGTTACTTGGGTCTGCGTTTCCGATTGTGAGGTCTTGGCTAACGGTACTCCAAACGTGGAAAAAATAGTCTAGGTAGCTTATTACTAGGTCGCCCGCTGCTATTTTTACGTCCATTGATGGGGTGTCGTCTTCCTCTACTAGAAAATCGCCCGTGCCTAGAATACCCTCGTTTTGGGTGGCTGCGAGCTTTGCTAAAAGGCGGGTAGCACCTTCTTCGTTGGTTTTACCGCCGTCTCTGATTGCTACGTATTTGTCTGGCATAATGATCTCCTTTTAGTATAGACTAGCTAGTTGTAAAAGTAACTACTGAGCCGTTTTTCTCGCCCTTGAATTGGTTGCTTGTACTGTTATACCAAATCTGCCCGTTAGCTGGGTCGGCTGGGTCGCTCTCTAGTACGGGTATGATTAGGACGTTGAGCTGGTTTGTTTTTAGCTGCTCTAGTAGTTGCCTCAATCCCCGCATTTGGTTTTCTAGTCTTTTTTCTAGTGATAGCTCTGATAGGTTTTTCATACTGTTTTTTCGCTGACTGTTATTGTGGCGGTCTCGCTGTCGAACTCGTCTATGTCTAGCACTATTTGGTCTACTCGATAGCGTCCGTTCATGTTTTCGTATATTGGGTGGTCGAATATCTTTACTGGTACGCGGTCGCCGAGCCAGTAGCTTCCTAAAAATGGTTGCTGATTTCCGTCCATTACTATTTCCATGGTTTTTAGTGGGTCGCTTTGCAGTCGCAGTATTTCCTGGGCGTGTCCTCTTAGGGTGTCTTCTATACTGATGTCTGGGTAGTCAACTACTAGCTGGCGTAGTCCGTAGGCTGCTTTGCTGACTGTGTTTTCCTCGACTACTACGAGCTGCGATTCGCCAAAGCCTTGCCCTCTAGCTATGACCTCGTTTACTAGCTGGGTTGCGTCTCTGGTTATTCGCAGGGCTTTGATGTTTCCTGGGTAAGTGAACTCGAACTCTGTTCTAACTACTCCTTGCTCGTCGTAGACGTTGAACTTCTTTTCTGGTGTCATTTCCAGGTCGAAACCGCCTATGACTTCGGTTAGCTGTATAAGTAGCTCCATGATATTTTTGTACTCATACTCGCGGTCTCTATTTTGGGTTGCTTGTATGGTGCCTTCGGTTATTCCTAGTCCGCCGTTGGCTAGTCCCTGGGTGTAGTTTATTGCTGCCATCGCTATGGCTCCCGCGTCGGTGTCGTCGTATCTGACGGACGCTGCGGTGTAGCGGTAGTTGAGTAGTAAAAATGTACCCTGTGAGCGTACTGTTATGGTAGTGTCGTCTCCTAGGTTCCCTTCGTCAAACTGCATTTTTCCTCTAAAAATACGTCTGTCTCCACGTAGTATTTCTAGCTCGTTCTGCCCTGTGGCTAGTAGCGAGTTACTTTGTACACCTATTTCCTCGGCGTACTGCTGTAGTTTATAGATGTCTATGCTAAAAGTTGCTTCGTGTCCGCGGTTTCTGGTCAATACTATATTCCGCGTGAAGGCTAGCCCTGATAGGTCGGCTATAAGCGATCCTGATGGACTTAGTATTCTGAATTGGTATTTTGAATCTAGGTTCTGTGGCATATTAGATACCCAAATAGGCGTTTCTCCACTGTAGCTGGACGTTGCCTGCGTCGCCTCCGTTACTGGTTTGTATGCTTACGGCGTTATCTCCTGGCTCGAGCCACCAGTATTTGCTTCCGCTTGCTAGGTTTGCTACTACTGGCGTACTGCCGTTTAGGATTGCGGTTTTCTTCAACATATCCACGACTAGCTGCTCTCCTGAGCTTATGGTTAGGTTTAGCTGTACGTATCTGCCTACCGTCGTATTTCTGATGATTGGGTTATTTAGTGGACCGTTCAAAATGAGTACGGGGTACGTCTCTACGGTTCCGCTGTTTGTTACTATTTTGGCTCCGCCCGCTGCGGGTGAGTAGGTTACTGGATAGACTACGGGGTATATCGCACCGCCTCCACTTGGCACCTCGAAACTTTCCGTAAAAAGTTGTTGGCTGTAGAGTGCGTAGTCTGGGCTGAAAAATTGTAGTAGGTAGTCGGCTGTGGTCATTTTTTCCGCCTTGAGCATTGGCGGGGCTATCAAAATAACGCTGGCTTGAACTGCTAGGGAGTCTAGAGTGGTTATTTTTAGGGTGCGGAGTACTGGTATTCCTGTACTGGTTTTTTGGTAGCGTAGCTTTCCCATGAGCTGTCGGCGTAAGGCTTGGTACTCGGCTGGAGTGTCTCCCTCCATTGTCCCTGGAATGGTTATTAGTCTGCCTCCGTAGAAGTGGTTGCTTACGAATGCCCCGTGTTCGCCGTGCCGTGCGTACCTACTTACCCGCAAGTCTGGACTGTCTAGCCCTTCGACGCGTGGCGACCAAAAGCCCTGGGGGGCTGTGTTGTGGTGTAGTAGTAGGTCATCGACGTGTATTGATTGCATATTAGGCTCTTGCTAGTCTCCACGATAATTCACGCATGGTTTTGTCCATGTCTATCTGGTTGTAGATGTTGTTGGTTACACTGACTTCACCCCCACCTATTCCCGCCTGGTGGTTGGGGGTTACTTTACTGCCACGTGGCAGGGTTACTATTTCGGGACCCTGTTCTCCGACTAGGTACTGTCCTGCGTTACTATAGTTTGTACCGCTGTAGGCTCTGCCTCCCCAACTGCCACCGCCTCCGCCTTGCTGGGCTGCTTCTCGGTTCTTATTGATCCAGTTACTTATAGCGTCTACGGCTCCCTGCACGGCGTTTTTGATTTTGCCCCAAACGGTTTCGCTTCTAGCGTTGGCTTCGTCTAGTTTTTTCTGGGCTTCCTCGACCTCTTTTGCTTTTTCGTTGTACTCCTGGTATTTCACTATGTTGTCTTCTACGGCTTGGTTTACTTGCTTGGTTGCCTGTTCGCTGTCTAGCTTCGCTTGCTCTAGCTGGTTTTCTGCTTCGCGGGTTTCTAGTGCGGTCGGACCGTATTTTTTTAGAGCCTCGTTATAGTTTAGCTGGGCACGTTCTACCCGCAAAGCTGCACCTTCTTGGCTGACCATAGCACCTCGGACGCGGTCTTCTGCGTCGCGTACTGCGTCTAGTGAAATGCGGAGGTTATCCTGTGCCATTTTTAGGCGGTCGGTTGCTATTGATACTAGCTCCTGCTGGGTTTTTAGTAGGTCTGATTTTATGAGTAGGTAGCCTATTGCTGCGGTTAGGGCTGCGACGGCTGCGACTATCAAAATTATCGGACCCCACGCAATTATGAAAGCTGCTACTACTGGCAAACTGGCGGTCATGGCTGCGTTTACCGCTGCTATTGCTACTCCTATGGTTTTTATGGCTATGAGGGTTTGTCCGATCACGATTAGTAGGGGACCAATCGCTGCGACGAGTACCGCTATCATGGCTATTGCCTGCATGACGCTGGGGGGTAGTTTACCCATCGCGTTTACTATTCCCGTTATGGCGTTTATGAAACTGATTAGCGGACCCGAATTGGCTGATGACATTCGTATCATCAAGCTGTTTACTGCGTTGCGTAGTTGGTTCAAGGCTCCCGATAGTCCCTTGGTCATTTCGTCTGCGGTGGCTTGGGCGGTGCCTGTTTTGCCTATTTCTTTGCGTAGCTCCGCGTACCTGTCGGCGTTTTCTCCGATGAGTGGGGCAATTACACGCATACCGTTAGTTGTAAAAATGGTGTTCAGTAGGAAGTTCTTTTGCTCCTCGGTTGCTCCCTCCATTACTTTGGTTAGGTCTCCTAGCACTACGTCGAAGTCTTTGGCGTTGCCCTGTGCGTCGTATACCTTCAAGCCTATTTCGTCCATGACTTCTGCTGCTTTGTCGGTTGGGGCGTATAGTGAGGTCATAGCCTGGGCTAGTCCTGTACCCGCCATACTTCCGCGGATACCTATTTCCGCTAGTGTACCGACCGCTGCGGATAGTCCTTCTACTTTCTGCCCGAATTGAGCTGCTACTGGTGCCGAGTATTTCATCGACTCTTGGAAGTCTGCCAAT